ACCTTTGCTGAACTTAGTTGCAAAGTCCTTTATCATAAAACCTATGATAACGATCATTACCATACCAATGTAGGGTAATAGGAATTCAGTTATCTCAACTGCAGCTGCGTTTGGTGTTAATGCTTCCATTAAATTAGTGACTCCTATTTGCTTCTTCTTCTTGTCTTTCTTTTTCTTCTTCTATATAATTTAATAGCAGACCTATGTAAATTTCCCTTTCCCACGGTATCATATTTTCTAACTCTGCTAAACTATAATTGTGGTGTTGCATCATTGCGAAGTTTGTTTGGTAATAATTTTCCAGAGAGTCATGAGAAAGGGATATTAAAAAAAACTTTGCAGGCCCTCAATAGTAATCTTATTCTTCTTTTTAGTCTTAGGATTGGTTACAGAAACTTCATGAATTAATTTTGGCATAGTTTCAAAAAAATTACTAACTAGCTCAAAACTAGCTTGACTCATGCTGTCAATAAATTCGTCCAAATCTTTATCAGATATATCTACCTTATTGTGGATAGTGTCCCCGTCATGTACTTCAACTACGCATCGTTTTACCATATCAAAGATTTGTTTGATCTCTCCTTCTTCAGTAAATCCAGCCATGTCAGAAAGTTTTGGATAACGCATAATCATAGATATGTCATCTGTAATTTGAATAACATTAGTATGGTTATCTGGCATTTGAACGGCAACATCTCCCAAATCTATTTCATGTTCAACTCTAGTTTTTTCATCATCTGTACAAAGTAAATTGAGTTTGATTTTTTGGCCTATAGATTTTCCTCGTAATTGCAAGAAAATATATTCAATGTCAAATAGAGGATTTTCATAAGGATTAATTTCTCCAAAAGTACATTCACTTATAATATTTGCAAATGCTGATTCTATTTCTTTATCCTCTCCTGATTCTTGGGCCATCATAAGGAGTTTTTGTTCCTTGATAAGCCAAGGCCGATATTTAATTTTTTCCCCAGTAGAAGGTACATCCAATTCATATTCGGGGATATTAAGTTTTGGTAACGCCATAATTTTTCATCCTTTTAGCTCATGGTTAAAATAGTCTCATTACAGCAGGAAGAGCTCGAGAGAGATTTCTTTCTGCAACATTAACTATCGTTTTCGTTAGTTTGTCTGCTAGGCTTGATTTTTGTTGGGTTAGATCAGCAGTTTGCCAATATCGGAAATTCATTTCTACATTCCATTTTAATATTTCTGACGATGCGCCACCAGACAAGGAAACATCTCCAAGAATTTTGGGGAATGCTTCCATTAATTGTATGCCGTATCGTCTTTGCATTTGATTATCTAATAGATAGATTTCTACTGTACCAACATAATGATTATAGTACCCCACTTGCCAAGTTTTCGGATTAAATGCTCTATGTTGCCATTTTTCAAATGCAACTCTTTCTGCACCATCAGCAGAACTCTGAAAAGTCATAGAAACGCTATCAGCATACATTACACCATCAACAACTTGCCTTCTTGGTCCATGTATGTTCGTATCGTCTACGGTTGAAAGAGTTCTACCCGGCAATGTAACAGTTTCACATCTCATAGAAATTTTATCCATACCCGTAACGCCAACAATATCTTGGCTGTTAATATTTTCAGAATTAGAATTATCTGATTTTAATGATGGTTTATAAATCACAACTTCATAGTGATTTGGGCGAGCATAGCCTTCATTGGTACGGAATTCAGAAAGAATATCATTTAATACACCAAACGCTGCTCCTTCTAAAAATCTTGGTAAAACTGCCATTAGAGCATACTCCTAGAATCTTTCCATACAGTACTAGCATCAGATTTCTTAAATCTTTGCACTGGTAGTAATGTTGCAATAGTAAATTCATCGGCATCAATTCTACGAAACTGAGATTTGGTCTGCCCAGCCAAATATCTATGTAGAGTTGGTTTAATTAATTTAATCTTTTTCAATTGACTATAATCTGCTACAATACGAGTGCTTTCATCAAATTTGGTATTATTACTATAATCTACTAAAGTATCTAATAGTTTAATTCTCAACGGAATAGGAAGGTAGTGCATGTTTATACCCAGAAACCCATCAGGATATTTTTCTATTGGTAGCACTAGAGGAAAAGTATCATAATATGGCAATATCTTCTTGTGTTTTGGATCATAAATAAACATGTTAAGTTTACCATAGAATGGTTTATTGTTTCGTTTACCGTCCCTGAGCAAATCTAAAGAGCTGGGTGTACCAAACTCTTTGATCTTGTCTCTATACCATTGAGTAGATTTAGGACGGCCCTTTGCCGCATCTTTAACTGATTGCATATATTTACTAATAGCCATAATACTATTTATACGAAATACCCAGATGATCCTCATTGAGTATTTTAAAATCCATGCTATTCATATCACAAAACTCTGTTGCATATTTCCACTTCGCTTCGTTAACAGCCCATGTTTTGACTGCATTATAAAACCTTTTAGTTTTTCTAGAAGGGGCTTTGGGTGGGCCGCACTGATTTTTTGGTTTAATTTCTACAATAGACTTCTCTGTAGAACCATCATGTTTTCTCACTTTTATATAAAAATCTGGGAAGTATCTATGGATTCTTCCATCTATAGGAGATAAATAAGGGATGATGATCTCTTCGCTACCCCATTCTAAAATAGCATCATTGGTATCACAATATACCATGAATTTCCTTTCCCATAAAGATCGATATACAATACGACTAGGATCACCTTTATACTTTTTTGGGTTTTTAGGGATATATTTACCTTTGTAAGCCACGACCAAAACACCTAAATAGTTTCATTGTAAGGATATTTAGACATGAGTATAGGTAACGCAATTCTCAATCAAGCACTAAGTCGTGGAGCAGGCGAACTTAAAAAGGTTATGGGCAATCTCCCTGGCTCAGCTTTAGCTGGAAGTAAACCAGCATTTGGTATGTCTGCCAACATGCCGCAATCTATTAATCTTCAGTATCCATTAAATGTTGAGGGTGACATACAACAAGGTCATTATATAATGTTCTTCATAAATTCTACTAAACAAGTAGAGATTAAAAGACATGTAAAAGCGCTCTCCGCATATAATAAAGACTTTATAAGACATCAGAAGGCTGTGGATTTTGGTGCTGAGACACAAATAGATGCACCCAAAGAAACAACACTTTCCTCAGCACCAGTTGGTGCAATGGCAGTTAGAAGGCCTTCATCAGTTCGTCTTGAAAGAGCAATATCCCTTTACATGCCTCCATCAGTTAAGACAACTTATTCCAGCCTGTATTCAGACACAGAAATAGGAGCAGGAGCTGCCTTAGGCGCAAGTTTACTTCAGGATGCGATGCAAGGTGGAAAACAAGGCATGAAGGACTTGATCGGACTGGGAGAGAAGGAGGGTACATTCAAAAAGAAATGGAAGGCCGGCGGCCAAATGGTCGGTGATGCCGGTCTAGCAACTGCCTTTAGTTGGGCAAAAGGTATCGAAACCATCGGCGGCCCGTTATTTGGTTTACAAGGAACAATGGCTGCCGCGCAAATTGCTTCTGGAAAGATAATGTCTGATAAAATGGAATTGTTGTTTACGGGTGTTGGGCGTAGAAAGTTTAGTTATACATTTACATTTATTCCAAAGAGCGAAAAAGAAAGTGAAATGGTTGCTAACATTGTATTCACATTTAAAAAACATATGACGCCATCATTTGGTAGTGTAGGTTTTGGCGGCGTGTCATCAAATGCCGGCGGAAGGATTTTAAACATACCAGAAACTTTTGATATCCAGTATATGTATCATTCTAAAGAAAATCCCTGGCTTAATAAAATTTCCACTTGTTATCTAACTAGTATGGATGTACAATATGGTAGCGATAAAGCAGGGTTTTATGAACCACTAGCTAATCCTGCATGGAAAGGGGCTGGTGTTGGTCCGCCGCCCACCCACACTACAATGACATTAAATTTTGAAGAGATTGAAAAGATGTCCAGAAAACGTATTGAGGAAGGATTCTAACCATGTTTTTTTCTGTATTCCCTAAAATATATTATTCTGGTAAAGGAGGCTCCAATCATAAACTTGTCACCAACCTTTTACGCCGTGTTGGTATACGAGCAAAGGTAAAAGCAAATATGGGATTATTCGATACCTATGATATCAAAGAAGGTGAAACACCAGAAATGATAGCACATAAATTATACGGCGATTCGGAATACCATTGGGTTGTCTTAATGATGAATGATATCACAGACAGGTATCATGGATGGCCAATGTCAACACCGCAATTTCTTTCATTTATTGATGAGAAGTATGATGATCCAAATGCAGTTCATCATTATGAGATCAATGCAACTTCTGGTGATACTACAAAGACTATTAATATTGGTACTACTAATGCAGATTATGCAGGAGCATCTATAGTGACTAATATGGAATATGAAGAATCAAACCAAGATAAACTTAGAAATATTCGTTTGCTTGATCCTGGCTATGTAGGGCAATTTGTTGAAGAATATACAAGTATGATGAATGAAAGTATAATTTAATGGCTGAGGCTATAACTACTGCTGGCGAGTTTGTAATCGACTTGGCAGAAATAATTACTGTTGATGGTTCTACTCAAGATTTGACCAATAAAGTTGTCAATGTTACTATATTTGAAGACATTGAAAACCCATATTTGACAGGAAATATAAGTTTTATGGATGACCATAATGTACAAAACTTATTGCCACTTATAGGTCAAGAATTATTAAAACTCAAAATAAGAACTCCATCTATGAAAGATTCCAGAGAGATTATAGAATCTTTATTCTATATAAAAAGCTTAGCTTCTTCCTTGGAAGTTAATGCCAATAAGAAAATAATTTCTTTTGAGTTTATTTCTCTAGAAGGTATGGAGAATCGAAGAAAAACAATGCACAGAACTTTAACAGGATCATTTTCTAGCATGGTAGAAACTATCCTGAGAACTGATTTAAAATCTACTAAAGATTTTTTCGTAGACCCAACAGTAGGCATAAAGAAAATTGTGGCTACAGATATCTCTCCAATATTTTTAATAAACAGTTTCGTTGAACAAGCAGTATCAGAAAAATTTGGTTCGCCGTCATATATGTTTTTCGAAACTCTAGAGGGTTTTCATTTTAGATCGTTAGAAAGTTTATATAAAGAAGATTCAGTAATGGATTATACATCAGATAGCGAAGGTGGGTTTACAGAAAGAAAAAAAGGATACTCTGATGTTCTTACAGAATTAAATAAAATAAGAAAATCATCATTAAACAATAGCAATGATTCTTTATCCGACAGTATA